TGTTTAAGTTAGCCAAACATAAACAAACGGCGACTCGGCAACGGGTCGCCATCAACTTTCCATTCTCCATCACCACCACACCTCTTACCCTAACCTTATACTAACCATCAGCGTGTCCCGGCAGGAGAGTGTTAAAATAAATTCACATTAGCTCTTGACATCCTAACTAAATGGGACTATATATATATTAAGGAAATACAGAGCTGGAAACTATGTCGCCTGAAAGTCTTTCCGAGGTCCAGGTAGTTGCCGTAATGACTCGAGACCCTGGACCGGGTATCTGAGGAGCCTAACACTCTCAGCGAGTAGCCCCGCTCGTTCACTGGGGCACACAAAGGAGGAAAGATGAATTACCATTACAAGCACATTGAATATAGACTATTGTTTCAACATGGCTGGGATCGTTGCCCCTGGTTCGTAGACTGGAAGGAGTTGCCCGATGGCCGTAGAGTTTAAGCAAGACTCCATTAAGGAGTGGCTCTTACAGGAGAACCCAGATCACATAGAAGAGATCGCCCAGCACGGATGTTCCGGAGGAGTTGTCCCCGAGTTGATATACTATGCCGACACCTCTGCGTTCTATGAAAAATATAAAGATGAGATTTGGGAAAGGTTGTGGAATACTCATAATGACATGGGTACAGACACTGTTCTCCATTTGATCGCATCATTTAACGGAGCAAAGGACGTTGGTAGCGACTATCAGTTGTCCAACCTGCTGGCGTGGTGGGCGTGCGAAGACATGGCACATGAGATCATTGCGGATCGAGATGCGCAAGACTAAGTGCCTCCATTTCTTGTCTATTTTGCGGTCTTTACCCTGGCGTGTGTCTTTGTGTCGTTCTCCATCGCCAGGCTACCTTTTGGGATCGGTAATATCTTCCGTGAGATTCTGGGCAGCTACGCCCTAATGCTGGTTTTGTGGATCGTGGTTTCCATTCTCCATTTATTCCTTCGCCTTTTATAGGTACTAATACTGATAGCCTGCAGCCAGCAGGAACCGGTGCCTGACCAGAAGAAGTGATGTGTTGGTCGAAAAAGTTATCCACAACTTATATTAATAAGAACTTGTAATTAGTTAGGACATGATTATATATATAGTAAGCCAAAGGAGGCAACATGAACAAAAAGAAGGAAATAGACAAGTTAGCAAGGCTAACTATCCTAAGCAACTTCATCAGTTCGAAGTTAAAGGAACAGAAAGATTTGGTTAAGTCTTTCGTAGACGCAGACGTGGACAAAGTCCTCAAAGGTATTGATCACAAGCTAAACGTGATCGTGCGTGAATACGAGAGATTCGATAGTGAGTCTTTCAGAAAAGATCAACCCGAAGTCTATAAATCTTATAAGACTAAACTTGTTAGGTCGGTTGAACTTAAGCCTGTCATTGACTCCGAAGAAGAGAGCGAGATTCTTACAGAGAATTTTCCACTTCTTCAAATGCAAACTCAATAACATTTATCTCTTGTGCGTGGGCGTTTGCCCACGTGCTATTCTCCATTCTCCATTTCCGCTATGACCTTGACACAGGTATATAGTATTATTTAGCGTTGCAGACGCACCCGGAGTGCCGTGAAAAAACAAGCAGGAAATGTCTAAAGAAGATTCAAAAAGTTATCCACAGAAAAGAAAAGTTATCCACAAGTAATAAGTTGTAAGAAGTTAGGATTAGTCTATTATAACAGAATGCCTAACAACAACGATTTGGTCAATAGGCCTTTTGCGGATTTGCAAGAGCGTCTTGACTCTGTATCAAGGCTAGACAGAGATGACCAAATATCAAATAGAAGAGAGGTAGATTACCGTGCTATTTGCGATTACCTTAATTCTGAAATTTTTCATCTTATTGCTAGTGTGGATGATCCTAAGGTAAAAGCTTGGGCTCGTAAGATTGTCACAAATCTACACAGCATGGTGGGGAAAGATATCTTATAACCACGTCCGCTTAGGGGGGATCACTCCCCCCTGACTATCCCCTGAACTTCCCAGCTTACCATCTTCTTTCCAGGCACGCATCATCTAAAAATCTATAACTACTATATCTTGGGAGTCCCTTAAGGTTAGACCACAAGATGTGGTACGCCCGCACGCGGGGGGAGGGGTTTAAACCCCCCTAGGTACTTGCACTATGACCACTTCAGTTGTGTTTTACACAAATAATAACTATGATATAAATTCTGAAATGCGAAATGAATTTGATGTTACCTCTATGGATCACAAAGAGGCAAGAGAAGCTTTACTAAAACTTGAACTAAGAAAGACTCAACTTGAACTTGCAAGTAAGGCAAGAGACTCCTTTTTAACGTTCGTTTCTACTGTGTGGCCGGGGTTCGTGGAAGGTGAACATCACCGCAGGATCGGTGAGAAGTTCGAAAAGGTACTATCGGGTGAGATTAAAAGATTAATTGTCAACATGCCCCCTAGACATACAAAGTCAGAATTTGCGTCCTTTCTCTTTCCTGCTTGGCTCATGGGCCACAAACCAATGACCAAGATCATTCAAACAACACACACCGCCGAACTCTCGTATAGATTTGGTCGTAAGGTCAGAAACATGATGGACGGGGAGGAATATAAATCCGTGTTCCCCGAAGTAAAATTATCACAGGATTCCAAAGCTGCTGGTAGATGGGAAACCAACTACGGGGGAGAGTATTTTGGGGCGGGTGTAGGAGGAGCCATAACAGGTCGTGGTGCGGATCTATTAATTATTGATGATCCACATAGTGAACAAGATGCCCTTAGCCAAACTGCCATGGACAATGCGTGGGAGTGGTACACCTCAGGTCCTCGTCAGCGTTTACAACCAGGAGGTAGTATCGTTTGCGTGATGACAAGGTGGAGTGAAAAAGATTTAACAGGCAACCTCGTGCGTGCCATGAGCGAGGTTAAAGCGGATCAGTGGGATGTGATAGAATTTCCTGCGATCATGCCCAACGAACAACCTGTCTGGCCAGAGTATTGGAAGCTATCAGAACTAGAGTCTGTCAAAGCATCCTTATCGGAACAGAAGTGGCAAGCCCAATGGCAACAGAACCCCACAGGTGAAGAAGGGGCTATCATCAAACGAGAGTGGTGGCAGGAGTGGGACAAAGAAGATATGCCAAAACTCCAACACATTATTCAATCTTATGATACTGCTTTCACCAAAAAAGAAACAAGTGACTATAGTGCTATATCTACATGGGGTGTGTTCTATCCTGACGAAGTGACCCCCAATATAATATTATTAGATTGTATTAAGGATCGTTTCGAGTTCCCTGAACTAAAAAGAGTGGCCCTTGAACAGTACAAATACTGGGAACCGGAGTCCGTGATCATCGAAGCAAAAGCCTCGGGCCTCCCGCTCATACAAGAATTACGACAGGTCGGTATCCCTGTTATCAACTTTACACCTAGTAGAGGTAATGATAAGGTATCGCGAGTGCACGCTGTTGCTCCCGTTTTCGAGAGCGGTGCAGTATGGGCACCTAAGAAACGCTGGGCAGAAGAGATGATAGAAGAATGCGCTATGTTTCCATACGCGGAACATGATGACCTTGTGGACTCTATGAGCCAAGCATTATTAAGGTTCCGTAAGGGAAACTTTGTAGCTCTACACGATGACTACGAAGACGAGCCCGTGGACCACGGAGCAGAACCGGAGTATTATTAATGGCCTACAATCCTTTTGATGATGTAATCTTAAATGACCCTGCCTATATGCAAACAGGTGGTGAGCCACAACGCTCTGTTATTCCACAACGTAGACCAGATTATAGTCAAGAAACATTTAAACCATTCGTTACTGGTGCTCAGAAATTTTTTCAAGCTATTACACCAGAGCCAGAAACTTTAGCTGAGATAGAAAAAGCAAGAGAACTCAGATCACGAGCCACGGCCCAAGCACTGATGGGTACACAGTATGAACAGTTTGCGGGACAAGCTAATTTACCTTCTAGTGTTTTAACTGCACCAGGAGTCAGAGAAAGATTAGAAGCTGCAGGTTATGTGGATCAACCTATATCGGAAGGAATAGCTGTATCTATGGATGTTCTAGCAGGTGGTGAAAGAAGAGCTTTTGATAAACTTAAAAACAATGAGCCACTGACTTCTGAAGATAGAACCAACATATTAATTTCACCCCTTACCGCTTTAGATTTTTTAATACCAGGCATACCAATTGCAAAATTTACAAAGTTAGGTTTCAGTAAAATTGGTGACATCCTAAAATCTACATCAAAAGATCCTGATGTAGTAAAAGTTCAACAAAGTTTTGGTGGTCAAGGTTTTACACCAACAGGTGTTGTCAGAGAGCCGGAGATGGGTACGGGTTTAACAAGCTCCACTGTTCCTAGAACAGGAACAAAAAGAGATTTTCTTATAAATTATTTTAAAGATCCTAATGCAAAAATTAGAACAACTTCTTCACTAGAAGATCAAGGCATAAATAGAAAAGATATAGCAAATTTTTTACAAGATTTTCCAGAGTACAGAAACAGAATAGAGTTTGGTCTAAAAGACGCAAAAACAAGTGACAGATTAGATGCAGGTATAAAGAAATTACAAGCTTTTGAAGGAGAAAAAATTCCAAGTCTAGAACTTGAAAGAATGTTTGGTTTGGGAGGTAAAGGTTATCTAACAACAATACTCAATAATAAAGATACTGTTGCTAAAGGTTTACTTACTCAAGATCAAGTAGATTACATAAAATCTTTTCAAACAAGTTTATCCCGAGCAGAATTAGACAAAACAACTAAAATTAACAAAATTATGGATGACTTAAAAAACAATCCTGATTTACAAAATCTCGGCGCAACCGCAGCAAGTAAAAAATATAATGTTCCTCTACCAACCCTTAATGTTGCAATGGATCAAGATCCAAATTTATTTGCAATGATAGCTAAAGAAACCAAGTTAGTTGGTCAACCTGATACACAAATGAATATCTCTCAAATTAGAAAGATTTTAGATCCTAAAGTTGATGACGTTGATATCTCAATGCTAACTGATTTGTATAGAGGAACAAAAAATGAGACAGGCTACAATCCTGTACAGTTTTTAAACGTTTTTAAAAAACAAAACCCAAATTACAAAGAAACAAAATTTTATAAAAATGCAAAAAAAGAATATAAAAAATTAGAGGATGAAAGATTAAAGCTTCAAGGCAAAGGTTTTAATTTTTTTGATAAAGTTAGAAAAGATCCTAGATATGGTAAGTATTTAAAAGATTCAGACAGACTTCAATTTGGTTTTCAAAAAGCTCATGCCTTTCCTATTGATGAAGCGACCAAAGCTGACAGGCTTGACAACATGGCACAAATGTCTGATTTAATATTTGTATCTGATGCTAATAGTAATCTACGTTTGCAACAAAGATTTGACCCAGATCTACTTAAATTTGGTGAATTAAGAGACGCTAAAAATATGAAGGCTTTAGAATCAATACCAGCAGATCCTAGTCAAAATGTAAGAGGCATTAATATATCTAAAATAATAGAAAGACTTAAAGAATATGGAATAGAAATATATCCTCAAGATTATAAAAACATGAGAGAATTAATATTTGGTAAGGGTAAAGGTATTGTAGATCAAATAGACACTTTATACGCAAAACATGATACAGGAACTTTAATTCCAATTGGAAAAAATAAATATGGCTTAGTTGGTAAAAATCCTAAAAAGGTTTCTGGTGAAAAAAGACTTAAATCTTTACAAGAAAGGTTTATGAAAATATTGGATGATCAAGTCCTGTATGAGAAAACAAACGGTAAGCAAGGAAAACCCTTGACACGTCAAGCAAGAAGAGATGGTCAAGAAGGAGGTTTCATAGTTGGCCTTCAAGATGGTGGTGAAGTCAAACCTGTACGTATGGCCATAGGCGGTGATCCGTTGCAAAATATTAATCAACAACAGTTCGCACCTGACCCTGCAATAGATCAGGACTTCTTTCAAGAAGCAGTAGACTCTGGTAACTTACAAGCAGGACTGATGAGTTTGTTTAAAGTTTTTGGAAAACCAAAATCAGTTGCAACACCATCGAATGTAAAAAAAGTAGAACAAGCTAGAGATCCTCTACCACAAGCAATGCCAGGAGAGCAACAAGTAGCACCTCTTCAAGCGGGTAAACAAGATTTTTATTTTAAGTCTTTTTTCTTAGATCAGCTCAATGACCCTAATGCACCTAAGGCAGATTATCCTCAAGGCTGGATGAATTTCTTAGTAAAGGGTAAAAAGGTTCCTAATGCTGAAATGCTTGACACAGGTATCACACAATACTTAGAAGACACCGCACAGTTTTTTCCTAATAAAAAAATTACAAGAGAGGATTTGGAAGCTATTTATGATTCGTCACCTCTAGGTAACTTGGAAGTACGTGTTAAGAACGATGCTGGTCGTGTAAACACAGTCGATGATATACCTGCAGGAGAAGACCCAGTAAACTTTAATAGGTTTGAGAACGATCAAGGAAAAGCTCAACACAAAAATGCAGGAGGTTTAAATATTGATCAACAAGCTGAAGAATATTTTGAAGTTGTTATCAATGCACCTAATCTTCCAGGACAAGAAAAAGCATTTATTAGATCTTCACACTTTGAAGAACCTAACACCATAGGTTTTACTCGTGTGGGAACTTATAAAAACGCAGATAACGAAAAGGTTGCTGTAATACAAGAAATGCAAACAGATATGTTGACTGAGGTGCGTAAGGAACAGGAGCGCTTATTTGCTTTCGTAAACAATCTAAAAAGAAAAAGAGAAAGATTGGTACAGGAAGTTGAGTCTAGCCCAGATGATCTATATTATAAAAATAGATTAAGAGAGTTTGATAACGCTTATCCTCCAGGAGTTCTGGATGGCTTAGCATCAGATAATCTTATAAAGCCTTTTCCAAATATAGTTGCTAAAGAACTAATACCAGAAAAAACTAAATCACTTGATGATATTCAAAAACAGATTAACTCACTTGCAATGGCAAATGTAGAACAATACACAGACCCTGCATATAAAACAAAAGTTTTTGATTTAGCACAGGATCAACAAACAATTGTTGATCAATTAATGGCTATGAACAGATCAACTAATTATGATGAAAAAATGAGAAACATAAAAGTGCCATCGTCTGGTGATACTGATGAACTTAGAAGAATTGCAGATACAGATAATGAATTACCTAACTACAATATGAAAGACCTTGAAACCTTTCCGCCGATACCTTTCAACAAACAAGCTGACTATGTAGATTTATTAGTTAAAGCAACTGTAAAGGCAGCTAAGGAAAAAGGTATTAACAAGGTAGCAATCATGCCCGCAGATATTGGTGCAAATCCACGTTGGAACAAAAGCGGAGATAATGCAAAAAAGAAATTTCAAAACCTTTATGACAAAGTGGGAGTTCAACAACTTAAAAATATTGCAAAGAAGTATGATGGTGTTTTTGGAGAGGAAGCAATTATAGACTCAAGTCAAGCCGCGAAAGGGTTAAAAGTATATTCCAAAGGAGTTGACGGAAAACTCAATTTAAATAATACAATTAGACCTGCCAATCGCGAGTCAGGAGCTGGTTTAGATAAATATATAGATTCAGAAATTAGAGATGTAGCTATGGACTATGAGCCTAATCAAGTTGTGCTAAGCAGAGAAGTGGCACCTGGGCAAACAATGGAATACTTTGTAAATTATAACAATTCCAAAAATGATTTTGATTTAATTCCTCTTGGACCAGAAGATAATGCCGATAATGCTTTAGTTACACTTCAAGAGTTTAATCCTCAAGAAGTGAAAATGTACACAATTACCTTTGATCCTAGCAAATTAGAAGAACCCATGTATATGTTTAAGAAAAAAGATGGTGGTACTATTGCAAAAGATAGTTTAGTTTCTATAACAGATATATACGGCGAATATGGTAGATAAATTTAATAGCACATCTCGTAATCCAAGCGATGTCACTGATGCAAAATCCTTAGGTGCAGGTGGTGATGATAAAATTGATATTGAAGAAATTGGTACTCAAGTACAAGTAGACTTACCTCCCGATCAAGTTGAGGACAGTGTACAAATAATTGAGGACGGATCAGCAATAATCAATGAAGAAGAATCAACAGTTGCATCTGGTTTCAATTCTAACCTAGCAGAAATATTAGATGATTCTTATCTGCAAGCCTTAGCAAATGATTTAGTAGAGAAAGTAGACAATGATAAATCTACACGTGAAGACTGGGAACAGTCTTACACAAAAGGTTTAGATCTTCTTGGCTTTAAGTATGAAGAAAAAACAAGACCTTTTAGAGGTGCTGCATCTGTAAATCATCCTATGCTTGCACAAGCGGTAACACAGTTCCAAGCGATGGCTTATGTAGAATTACTTCCAAGCGATGGCCCTGTACGTACACAAGTGGTAGGAGCTAATTCACCTGAACTTCAACAATCAGCTGAACGTGTAAAAGATTACATGAACTATGAGATTACTCATGTCATGGAAGATTACAATCCTGAGATGGATCAATTGTTATTTCAATTACCTTTATCAGGTAGTGCGTTCAAAAAGATTTATTTTGATGAAGTTCAAGGAAGAGCAACATCCAAATTTATTCCTGCCGAAGATGTAATAGTTCCTTATGGTTGTTCTGACTTAGATACTTGTGAAAGAATTACACAAGTGTTGAAGATGTCAATGAATGACCTTCGCAAAAAACAAATTTCTGGTTTCTATAAAGATATTTCTTTGATGTACAACGATGCTTCAGGAGAATCAGGTCTTCAAGAAAAGATGAATCAAATTGATGGTGAAAGTCCTGGTACTTACGCCATGGACGATATGGCAGAACTTTATGAACTGCACGTAGATTTAGATTTAGAAGGTTTTGAAGATATTAATCCAAAAGATAATGAACCTAGCGGTATAAAACTACCCTACGTTGTTACTGTAGATAAAAGCTCTAATACTGTTTTATCCGTTTATAGGAATTATGACGAAGGAGATACCTTAAAGAAAAAGAATGAATATTTTGTACATTACAAATTCTTACCAGGGCTAGGATTTTATGGCTTTGGATTAATTCACATGATTGGTGGTTTGACTAGAACCGCAACATCCGCTTTAAGACAATTATTAGATGCAGGAACACTTTCTAACTTACCCGCTGGTTTTAAATCTAGAGGACTAAGAATACGTGACGATGATCAACCCTTACAACCAGGTGAGTTTAGAGACGTAGATGCACCAAACGGAGTTATTCGAGAAGCTTTAATGCCTCTTCCATACAAAGGACCTGATCAAGTCTTAATGCAACTTTTAGGTTTCTGTGTTGATGCAGGAAAACAATTTGCTGCAGTAGCTGACATGCAAATGTCAGAGATAGGTAGTTCTCAAACTCCTGTTGGAACAACAATGGCATTAATGGAACGTGGCACAAAAGTAATGTCTGCTGTTCATAAAAGATTGCACTACGCTCAAAAGAAAGAATTTAAATTACTAGCTAAGATATTTAAATTAGTCTTACCTCCTGTTTACCCTTACAACGTAACGGGCGGTCCTAGACAAATTAAGATGAAGGACTTTGACGATAGCATAGACATCTTACCTGTTTCAGATCCAAACATCTTTTCTATGTCACAGAGAGTGACTCTTGCTCAAAACCAATTACAACTTGCTCAAGCAGCACCTCAAATGCATAATTTATATGAAGCCTATAGAAGAATGTATATTGCGCTAGGTGTTAAAGATGTTGAACAAATTTTACCTTTACCTAAAAGTCCTCAGCCTCAAGATCCAGCCATGGAACATAGTGTGGTCTTACGCGGTGCACCTATACAAGCTTTTCCACAACAAAACCATGAACTACATATTCAAGCACACAGAGCTTTCATGTCCTCTGCTTTAGTTAAAGCAAATCCAATGGCTCTTATGAATTTAGTATCACATATCATGCAACACACATCATTACTCGCTACACAAGTAGTTGATCAAGCAATGACAGAAGAAGCAGAAAAATTACGTCAAGAATTTGGTGAACAAATACCACCTGAAGCATTACAGTCCTTACAAACACAGAGAGCAATAAAAATAGATGAGGAGATAGTAAAAATTACTGAACAAATGGTAGCTGAAGAAACTGAATCTATGCAAGATCAGAACATGGATCCTCTTGTTTTACTAAAACAACAAGAATTAGCACTTAGACAGTCTGAAATGGAGATGAATGCACAAATTAAAGGTGAGAATCAAGCGTTAAAAGAGAATCAATTTGATTATAAACAAGTTTTAGACTCACAAAAGCTACAAAAAGACTACGATTTAGCAGGTTTACGTGCAGATGTAGCTTTACAAAAAGCAAATACACCAAAAGGAGGTGGAAATGTTTAATTTATTAGTAGGTCCCCTATCAAGTTTGGTGGGAAACGCAGTAAAAGGCTTTGTTGAGACTAAAAAAGCCAAAGCAGATTTAGCTCTAACGGAAATAAAAGCACAAAAGAGCCTTAAAGAGGCTCAAATTGCGGGAACGATTGGTTGGGAGGCCAGTGCGGTCGATCAAATGAAGGGTTCTTGGAAAGACGAGCTAATTTTAATATGCCTGTTGGTTCCAGCGGTGGCAGTATTCATCCCCGGATGGACTCCACACATAAAAGCAGGTTTTGAGGCACTACACTCACTTCCTGATTATTATAAGCATTTATTATACATAGCTTGTTCAGCAAGTTTTGGTATAAAGGGAGCAAAAGGGGCTATGGGCCTCATTACTAAGAAAGGTAAATAATGACAATACTAGAAAACGAACTACCTGATAATCTTTTAGGTAGCACATCAACTATAAAATTCACTTTAGATGATAGTGGATATCAAAAAATTGAAAAAGACTTCACTACAGGTGGATGGGATGTAGACGTTACAGGAACAATCACTGATCCAGATGGAACAACTTGGCAAATGGAAGTAAAAACTTCTGCAGGTTCTGATCACAATAAATCAGGGGTAGCGACAGGACAATCAGAAGAATTTACACTAAAAACTAACTTTGATAAAACAACTGTAACTTTAAAACTTTGGGCTGAAAACGGTACTGCCTCTGCAGGAGCTGTTGGGCACATAAGTTTAAAATATTAATGAAAAAACAAGCAAAGAAAAAAGTAAAAAATGTTATTACAGCTTTAAAAAAGGCTTCTAGATCACATGCGGGTCAAGCTAAAACTTTGCAAAAAATCGTTAAGAAAAAATAATGTGCGAAGGGTGTGATACTCTTTGTTTAAGATGTCAGTCGCAAAT